ACAGCCAACGCCTCCGGGTGACCGGAGCCATCGAGAAAAAAGGACAACGAAACATGAGTGAGCGAACCCCCGTCCCCCATCAGAAGAACCCTCGCGACGCCCTGGGCCTTCGGTTCCTGACCGTCAAGCGCCTCTGGCGAATGGAGACCCACGACCGCGTGGTGCTGCCCCCGCCTGCCCGGAACGCCGAGGAAGAGGGCGAGGCGGCCGTCGCCGTTCGTCCTCCGCGACCTCGCGTCCGCTGGGTGCGCCGTGACGACACCCCCTCCCTGAAGGCCTGGGTCCGGTCGTTCGTCGGCCGCCAGCACGGGTCCTCGACGACGCCGGACTCGCCCCTGGCGACGGCCAAGCGCTGGCTCCACAACAAGGCCTGCAACCCGAGCAAGCCGCCGCTCGGGCTCGGCTCCACCCGCCGCAAGAAGGGCAGCTGAGGCAGGGGCAGACGACCGGCTGACGAGGAAGGGAACGAACCGTGACGAACAAGGCAGGCAAGCAGGAGTTCAACGTGACGCTGGACGCGGTCCGGCGCCGCTCCAAGGCCCGGCTCGAGGTGCTCGAGGCGATCGCCAAGGACGAGTACGTCCGTAGCACGATGGAGTCGATCAAGGAGCACGACCCCTACCTCCACGCGCTGATCTGCGAGGCAGAATACGCTGCTGACGAGCCGCTCCGCCGCCTGCTGCGGTACATCGGCCAGCGGACGGAGAACTAGGCGGACTGGCGATCGGTAGAGGACGGGGCTGGTAGGGAATGGGACATTAGGGTGCCTTTCTGTTTTGAGAGAGTAACTTTTCCTTAGCGATCCTGGCGCCTTTGCGTCCCCATTCCCTGTAGCGCTCGAGCTCGGTCTCCGACATCTGTGCCTTGGGTCGGGCTCCTTTACGGCCGTGCACTGCACCTTTCATACCACACTCTCGATAAAAACCGTCTAGCCTTGGTCTTTTTGGCGCCTCATGCCTGGCGTTGTAGCCGACACCTGGCTCCCTGGTCGACAGCTCATCTATCCACTTTGACTCCCATGAGTCGAGCTCAACCTGGCTGTAGCACGGTTGCAGGACAACTGCGTCCCAGAAGCAGGAGTCATTCCATTTCCTCATGGCTACATGAAGCAGCGACATCGAGCCGGTACGACTCCCTTCCCAATGGGCCAACATCCTTTCAGCAAGTGTCTGCATCGTCTGCCCGACATAGGCACGCTCCTCGATGAGGTTGACCACCATGTAGACTATCATGCTTCTTGATACCCAAACGGGGCGGCGGCCGCCCGGCCCTTTCAACTACCATTATACCGCCATGGGGCCGGCCCCGTAAAATGGCCACAGAAAGGGCCAAAACAGCCCCGGCCCCCCGGCCCCATCTGGCAACCTTTGTGGGGCCATCTGGCGGGACGGCGGACGCCATACCCTCGCGCAAATCTCGGGAATTTTCCCACCAAAAACAGTCCTTCTCACGTCACACCGTGTCGCTGCTTCCTCCGGGCCTGCGTGTCGCTGCTTCCGGGTGCCCGACTGCACAGGCTGCTTCGCGCCCCGCCGCTGCTTCTTCAGCGTCCCGGGGCCTCGTGCGTTTCCAGGCCAGCGTTTTCCTCGAAAATTTCCCGGGAAAAATTTGTTGCCGTCATGGTCCCTCTCACGTCACACGGTGCAACTGCCCGGCCGGTCGTGTTATGGTGAGGGACAGGTAAGCAGCCAGGTAGCTGCCCCTGAAGAAAGGAAAGAGACAAAGATGAAGGACACGAGCTACGTGGTGACAGGCAACGGCAAGCACGCCAACGGAGAGTGGCACACGAACATCAGCAACGCCAGGGCCTCAGCAAGGCTGGCGAGCATGACCGCCTCTGAGGGTGGATACGACCAGGGTGGGATGGTGTGGGTGAGCGACGAGCACGGCATGACTGTCGCTGTGTACGAGAACGGCGTTCGCGTCGACGACTGAACGACAAGCGACAGCATTTCTCTAGAAAACGTCTAACGTCTAGAAACAAAAGGTTACCGACAATGACGACTTCCCTGATGAAGATGGCGAAAACCGGGCGGATCTCGAAGCCACTGAGCGACCTTGAGCAGAAGCATCTGGCCACGCTACGCAACCAGGTTCAGCTAGGTGAGAGTGTGCTCGCTGAGCTCTGGGGCATTGAAGAAACCGCTTCTGAAAAGATCAAGAAGGCCCTGGATCCGATCCAGGCCCAGCTCCGAGCCTTGGAGCTCAAGGCCTCAGGGATGAAGAAGCTGAGCTTGGTGCCATTGACCTGGCGAAACGCCAAGGGTTTGCCCGTGCTCGTGCCGTTCTGTGAGTGGTCCAGGGTGTTTGGCATCAACACCGACGGTAACATCGTGGGGTATTCACGCGAAAATGCAGCCCTGGCAAAGCTTGGGTTGCGGGTCCTGCATCAACAGGAACAGCCTTACTCGGTAGGTAAGCACGAAGGATTTGTCATCAGCTCAGCGGTGCATGGTGAATCCCATACTCTCGTAGAGCTCACTTACCCGGAAAAGATCCATCAGTGCTACTCTGACGTGCGAGTCAGGGAATCAATCACCTGCGACTTCGACGGGATCGTGCCGCTTAGCACGAAGAGGAAGATGAAAAGCGTCGCCCATCTTTTCAGCTCGATGTACATCATCGCTGAGGTGGAGTCCTGGGAGATCTCCCTGCCCGACATCGACCCGCTCGCGGTGGGCTGGGACGGCGAGGCGCTCTGGCTGATCGACGTCTTCGACGCCACGCCTGCTGAGGAAGCCATGGCTTCGTTCCTGCTTCCGGGTGGCTGAGATGGGAAGGTCACGCGAAGACATCGCCATCGACCTGCTCAGCTATCTGATGACAACACACGAGGACGAAGACGTCGTCCTCTACAAGAGGTTCATCGAGCTGACGTTCAATGACCTCGTCTACATGTGTTCTGAGCACATCACGACCTGTCCTGACTGCGGAGCGGAGTTTCCGGTCAACATCGACTGTGTCACCTGCACAGTCGTCTCTAGGATCAACAAAGAATACGAGACAACGAAACACGAATAGGAAGCAATCATTGAAGAGGAAGAGAACGGTTTACGCCATCGTGGCTTTGGATCAGATCCCTGAGGCAGAGAGCTACCACAAGATGCTTTCTTACTCGGATCGCTGGAGGTGGACGTCATTTGATTGTCTCCACACCGGGCTGTGGGCATATGCTTCTGTCGAAGACGCTAAAGAGACAATTGTCAGCCGTGGGTTGGTCGACAAGTTCAATGAACACCTTACGGTGATTCCAGTGACCGTAGAAATGGATGTCAGCTTTCATCCTGACGCTAGTCGAGGCACCTGGGGAACAGATCTGAGGACAGGGCCTGCGCCCGACACCGAGTTGCCGGCAATCACAGGAGCTCCCTCTCAGTCTTCGTCGAACAACGAGTATCCCTCGTGGCAAAGAGAGTTTGCCTCGTGGTGGCGAGGAGCTTAAAACACACGCATTTCCCGCCTGAGCACGACGTACACACTGAAGGAGACTAATCATGAAGGTAAAGAGAACAGTTTACGCCATCGTGGCCCTACAACAAGACCCTGTAGCAAAGAGCTACAACAAGATGCTTTGTTACAGTCCCGGCCGCGACCCCGGTTGGATGTGGGTGCCATTTGACCCTGAGTCCCTGCATAGGATGTGGTCGTATGATTCTGTCGAAGCTGCCAAGGCCGACATTGTCGACCGCGAGCTGTACTTCAAGTTCGGCGAGGCCCTCACGGTGATCCCGATGACCCTGGAGCTGGAATTTGGTGCGATCAAAACTCACACGCTCAGGCTTGGTCCAAATGGTCTGGGTGTCGGCCCGAGCATCTCGACTGAGGTGTTGCCCGAATACTCGACCTTGGGCAAGCTGCCCTGACGCGCCCGAGCGCGGCGCTGTTTTCCGGCAAGCGCAGTAGGAAACGTTGAAGGAAACTGAACATGTCAGACGTACTAAGCGCCCTCAAACGTACGATCTGTCGGACCACTAAGAAGATACTAGCTGTCGAAGCGATGAAATTGAGATACGCTCGGCTCGGTCGACAGTGGAATACAGTGCATCGAGGAGGGTGCACCTGTCGCTACTGTAAGGCGAACAGACGGGTCGAACAGACGTAGAGGTGTTCTGCCCACAACTCGTACCCCCAGTTTCGCGATAACTCACTGTCAAAGATGGGAGCAGAAATTGCTAGACACAGTTGCATTACTTACTGAGATGACGAAACGAGTGCAGCCAGGACCCAATCAGGCACACGCCATCACGTTAGCCCCTGAGCCCAACGTGCTTCGCCTGACTCTCACGCAGGGAAATCGATGGGTATCTGTCAACTTAAACGCAGAGGACCTGACTAGGTCAGTAACGCAAGTTTGCGACGAGATCATGTCAATTTTTTTCCATCAAGCTGAGCAAGACCGTGGTTAAAAAGTTACGGTTGAGCGTTTTGTTGTTATCGTTGAGCTGCGATGGAAGCGCTCGAGACCCTGTAGAACTCGCTGTTCCGACGACGTCTGACGTTCAGGTGGTCGGTAGCGTCAACGTTGAACGCTACAAAAAAGTCATAGTTGTCCACGATCACAAGCGTAACAACACCTGCTACGTGTTCATTGAAAGAGGTCTTTCTAATGAAAGCGCCGGCATCAGCTGCCTAAGCGATGTTAACAATGAAATAAATCGCTGACTAAGCATAGGACGACAACGATGAGCGTGCGTGAATACGACTGGACTGCTGCGGGTTGGCTTGTCAACGAGTCTATCGCTGAAAGGTGGCATCGCGACGACGCGTCATGGCTGTCGTCTGTGTTTGAAGGCTGGGTTCCAGGAGACGTTGTTCGCAAACGGATGTTTGAGGATGACGTCGACAGGCCCTCCGATGACTTTCCGATCGGCATCGTTGCCTGGGTCATCGGTGAAAGCAACGTTGTGGGCGTGCTGTGGTCTAACAACGCGCAGGTGTAAGCTTGCCTTTACGTGTGTTAAGGTTGTAGGCATATGCTGGTCACGTTCCCAAAGGCCAACGTCCCGATGTGGGTCGTCGACCCGATCTCTGCGATCCGGGCCCGCCGTGACGCCCTAAAAGCGACAGACCCTTTCCTCTTAGTCAAGGTCCGCGTCCCGCGCGCGTCAGCTCCACAGCCTGTCGCCGCGTGCAACGTTTGCGGCGAGCTCTTCTATGCATGGGCACAGGTGCCGCGACACACCAACCATGTCATTGCTGATTCAAACGAATGAATGATGAAGGAGTTTGAGGACGATGAACAACGAAAAGAGGGCATTGCTTACGGCACGGGCATGCGAGCGCGCAAGGGCCTACACAAAAAGAGCCATCGCACGCTGGGACAATGCCGACTCTAGCCCGGAGGAGATCAAACGCATGGTTTCCCTTGAACGTGACGACCTCGCCAGCCTGCTTAGGGTCTACCGCGCCTTCAAGAAAGGGGACGACGTGAAGGCCGCACGCCTTGCGTATCGCCTTGACACCTTCGTCAGGGATCGGATCGAAGACGCTGTCTATGACATCCTCGCGGGAAGAAACGACGATGACGATGACGTCTAGCTTGCTGCCTGTTCAGTCAGCTGTCCCTGAACAGGTGCGTCATAGCTGGACATTGGGTGACGGCCCTTCGCCGTGTGCCTGGCTTGGCATGGCTGTCGCAGCTGACCAGGCTGCCTTGGCTGCCCCCGGCACGTTCAACCCGAGCGGAAGCCATGAGTGTTACGGGTCAGGCACGAGGCTGCCGAAGCGTGAACGTTCTCCTGTCGATGCCTGGCTTGCAATTGATGGCAGCCTGTCCTTGGCGAAGGCAATGTCAGTCGTGACGACGATGCCGTACAGGGTGTCTGAGCACCAGCGCCGGGCGCTTGTCAAGGAAAACAGCAACGTAAACGTTGTCGTCTTTCCTGGCCTTTTTGCCCCTGTCGGCGTAGGCGACGACGATGCATACGAGCTCGTCGTCAGCATCGGTTGGCTTGCTTCGCACACCCGCATGTTGCTGGAGCGCGTAAGGGAGGAAGACGTTGCGAACATGGTTCGGTCTTCTTGATGACGTTGCGGCCGTGAAAGGCATACTTACACCATGGGTTCTTCACAACGGTCTTGGTATGAGGGGTTTGACGCTGCCCTTGCGGACGCCGGCTACGGCTCGGCGTTCGAAACGCCTGTGTTTGAGATGTTGAGCAAGGCAGAGGCAGCAGAGCTTAGCGGGGGCGGCGACGTCTCTTCTGCTGTCGATGCCAGTGTGGCGCTTGAGAACGCAATCGACAGGCTTCGAAACGAGGGCCTCTCTCCGGAGGAGGCCGTCGTCGAGCTAGAGGACCCAGACGGGTTTGCAGAAAAGTTTAACATCTACGTCTGACGACGCCCAAGGCGAGTGTAACAAACGACCGTCCAGTGTTACTGTCTAACGGTTAGACGCCTAATAGGAGGGCCAACCGTGATGGATGTTGAAAGCAATGGTAAGTTTTCACTTGACGTAAGCCTGCTTGACAAGCTGCCTGATAACGCAAGGGTTGAGGTCCTAAAGACGTTCATCGCAGAGTCGCTGGCGACGCGTCGCGCCGAGATTGACGCACAGCACTGCATCGAGAAGACAAAGGCAAAGATCGCTCGCCTTGACGTTCGCAAGCAGGTGCAGGCAACAGTCTGGCTATCGTTGATTTCGCTAGTGATCTCAATTGCGGTAGCTACAGCACAGCTAAGCGCGGGAAAGAGGGGCGCAGCTGCGCCCGCCGCTTCGACGCAACCTGTATCGTCGCGTTAGGCCTATGTCTGACAGGCTGTTTCAACGCCAGAAAGAAAGCAAAACATCAATGATGAAGAGAAAGAAGAAGGGCCTCGTCGAGGCAGCTATCCCTGCGCTCGGTCCTGACGGGCTTCCCGATCCTCGTACGCCTCCGCCGCGGCCTAAGGCGCTAGACGCTGCGAAAAAGTCGCTTCAGGCGTTGCTTGATGAGTCTGGTCCTGGGCTGACCGTGGCGACAGGCTTCGGCTTCGCTGACACCAGTTCGGGCGGCGATCCTGCCTGGCGTCTTTACGTCTTTCGTGGAGCCGACGTCGGCCTTCCTCAGGCTGGGCTTCCTGCGACCCATGAAGGCTTCTCTGTCCATGAACGTTCGATGCCGACGGTGTCGCCGCTTTGGAACAGGGCACCGCACCGCTTTGGATGATGCTAAACGTTTATGTGTATCGCAACTGGCGTTCCCGTGGCAGCATTCGCCCGTTGCCGCCGCGATGGGACGACAACGGTGAGCGGCTCGGTGAACCTGCAGAAAAACGTGACCTTGTCCCTGGCGACCTTGTGACCTCGTCGAAAACGTGGCCGGGCGTCGGCATCGTGCTGTGGGTTAACGCCGTGGTTCCTGTCGTTCCGTTTCCGTCTGACCTTGAACCGTCGCCGTCGATCGGCGTCTTGTGGTAGCGTGAGGTATCCATGTCTGCCTGTGTCTCAGACAGGATCAATGTTGTCTTGCAGCAGCACGACAACGGGTGTGCTGTCGCATGCGTTGCGATGGTGACAGGCGTGTCATACGCAGATGCTTTTAAGGCTGCGTTTGGGCCAAGGTCGCGCCGGAGCGTCAGGCTTGAGCTCACCCTTTCCCAGGTCGCGGGAGCAATCCGGTCGTTAGGCTTCAGGTGCAGGCACGGGTCAGACTGGCTTTCTGGCGCGTTTCCAGCTGTGCTGATGTTTGAGTGGGACCATGACATCATGCCGCCTGGGACGTTTCATTGCGTTGCATACGACCCCTTTAGGCGCCGTGTGGTCGACCCGGGCGGCACTGACTTTAGCCAGGCGCGTTACAGGAGGATGTGGAATGAGAGCGGCAGAATGTCTTTGGTCGTGACAGGGCGACGATCGTAATCCTTTCTACCTAGGAAGGAAACGTTAGCTGGGCGCCTTGCACGATACTTAGGGAAGGGTGGCCCATGAGCGTTCTGTTCCTTCTACAGCAAACAGTCGACGACCTAGAAAGGCCGCGGCATAGGTGGGTACCAAACGGCCCGGCGACGCCGAGCGATACGCCGGTTCCAAATAACGTACCGTGGCACTACCTCGCGCTGGCGATCCTTGTTTGCTCTGCGTTTCTTTGCCACGGAATCGTCTCAGTTGCCAGGTCGTGGGAGGACGAGCTTAGCCTTCCTGCGTGGTTTTCTGTTGCGTCACACGCTGCGGCGATTGTGCTGACGACAACGTTAGCTGGCGCGGCTGGGTACCTCGTCTGGCACTGGGCCCTTGGGGCGTTGGTCGGGCTCGTCGGATCGTTTTCGTCTTCGCTAATCCTGTCGTTGGTGCGTGCCAGGGTGGGCAGCCCGCCTCCCCCCAAGAAAGACTAATGACGCACCAACCAGGCCGCCGGTAACACATCTGTCCTTTTCTGGGTACCTTTGTAAGGTGGACAAAAAAGACCAGCAGCTAAGGGAGCTAGCCATCCAATATGAACTGGAGATGTTTGCCAATGATGTAGTTGACAAGCTCATCACGTCTGGCAACAAAAACAAGGCGCAACGCTCAATCATCAAGAGAAACCTTGACCTTGAGCTTAACGTTATGTTGGGAAAGCTGAAGCAGCAGGGGCTAATACACGATTTTTTCGTTGACGTCAACGACATTGATGCAAGTTACGTTTCTGAGCGGGCGGTGCCGCATGACGCAAGGCCAGGAGACATGCTCGGATCAAGCGGGATCATCGTTTCGTCTGACGGAGGCGGAAACGGCGTTGTGCTAGACGCAAACGCGCCGCCAGGCGTCGGCGTCAAGGTTAAGGTATTGCCGCTCGCCAGCGTTGAATACGTTAGGGTCCATTTTGTGGTTGCTAGGTAGGTTCTTCAGCGTTAAGCATCTTTTCCTTGGGCTTATTTAAGATGTGTTGCTTAGGTCGCTGGTCCTTCTTGTCGCTGCTTTTTTGCTTCTAGGCTGTGGGGTTAGGTGGAGGCCACCCGCCCAAAACGGTTCGTTTGTTCCGCCTGCACAGGAGTATGTCTGCGTCGATCTTCCCAGGGAACAACAGGCTGCGGCGGCGGAGGCGGTCGAAGGGTGGGACAACGCGCTGAAGCAATGGAAACGTTTGACGGCGATCGAAGGTCGACAGGAACCTTGTACGTATTGGGTCCATGAGGCAGACAGGCCAGAAGACGACGAAAGCCGCGCGCTTGCTTGGGTATCAATGCTCGGTGGCAGAGAAATCTTTATGCGTAGAGGCTGGTATGAGCACGATACCACCGCGATACTCATGCATGAGCTTGGGCATGCGTTCGGTGCACAGCACGTCCCAGGAACGTTGATGAACATTACGTATCAGCGACGTGCGTTTGCCTGCCCAGACGCCACGACTGTTGCCCAAGTCGCTGCGTGGAACCACGTCAGCATCGAGCTGTTGGCTTGGTGTTTGTAAAGTTATACGCTGATGCGCAGGGAGAATAATTATTTCATCATGGGCTCTAAAGCATTAAATGTTAATGATATCCTGAACGCAATCAGAGGTTTGTCTAACGTTGTGGATCTCGAACGTGTTCGTGATGCAGTCAACCGCGCGCTTCATGATCAGGGTGCAGCAGAAGTAGAACGAGGAAATTCCTTGGAATCCTTGGAAGATTTCGAAGCTGCGGCAGGTACGTTGATGGACGAATGGTGGACTGAGGATGAAGCAACAGAGCTCATGGATAACTTGATGGCGCGAGCAGAAGAAAATGACATGCATCCTGATGAAAGCGAAGTGAGCGAAATCATGGAAGCCATGGGTGATGCATCTAACGCCAGAGACGACTTATCACACTTCAATAAGAATGATCCAGATCATTTGAAGTATGAAAAAACGTTCATTAAGGCTCGCGCAAGGGCCATAAAATTGCTAAGGAATTTCTGGCAAAAATGGGTTGACAACAAGCCGACCCGCTAACGTTAAGCGTATCACAACATTGCTAATCGTTGTTTACGATAAGTGAACCGAGCGTCGTGGGAGTTCAGATCAACCGATAGCTATGATCATGAAGCGACGGCAAGGATTGTTAACCGTGATGGGTCTTTTGTTTGTCGCTTCATGGTCGTTCGTTGCGTGCGGACCTAACTTTGACGACGTTCACCTGTCTGGCTGCATGGACAGCTGCAACCTTGACGCAAAGGATTGCCTAGACGATGCTGACGCAAAGCTGATCAGCTGCGGAGCCGACGACAGCCTCTGCCACCTTGAGGTGTTGCAGGAGTCAGAGGCGTGCATGACAAACGTCCTTGACTGCATCTCTGGGTGTGTCGCTGAGATGGAAGACACGCTAAAGGGCGCTGACTAACTAACTGGTTGGCTAAAGCGCAATAGTTACTTGCATGGTTTCTGCGCATGATCAACTTGCTGAAGTTGCGTATCTAACGTTGCTAAAGGAGCTTCAGTCTCGGTCTAATACACCTGCCGAATCACCAAACGTTCGCGCAGCAGAAAATGACATCGCTGCGGCGTCAAGAGAATTGTTTGACGCCGCAGGCAACGATCTTGGTATCGTTAAAACAACGATCAAGATGATGTCAGAAACCAAGGAAGCTTCATGGTTGGCACTTAACTTTGCAAAGGTTTTTGTCACGATAGGCATTCCTTTCCAAGGGGATGACACCAATCGATCAAAGTCTGTTAGCCCAAACGCGTTTGCAAAAATGCTCGCGTTAAACGTTAGTGGAGTGTTAGAATTTAACAGCAAATTTCATGCGCAGCAGCCGCCAACAAAAGGAAAGAAAACGATCTTCAAAAAGATCAAGCTTGACGAGAACGAGCACGTCAACGCGCTAAAGGCAGTAGCGTCTTGGCTTCGCAGCTGCGCAAGGTCAGTCGCGCGTATCCAAAAACAGATTGACAAGCATCCTTACGCAGAGAAACCTAACTCCCCATTGGGTAGGTTTGCGTTTGCGACAGACAGGGTAGATCCAAAAGAGGTACCCTTTGAGATCAACACGCCGTTAGAAGACCAGCTTCTAAAAGCGCTTCGAGCACACTTTGATCTAAACAAGAACATGTCAGATGAACAAGCGGACGTGTTCAAGAGCATGCTAAAGAAAGGGAAATACAAAGACGTCATCCATGAACCAAGCAGCGATAAGCTATACAGGGGAATGTCAGTGTCCAAGGCATGGCTCAAAAAGCTTTTGAAAACGCCGTCTATCAAAAGAAATGGTACGCTTGAAAAGCGCTTTCTTTTCAGGCCAAAACATGGATCAGCATCGTCATGGACGAATTCTTCGAAAGTTGCATGGAATTTTACGTCAAACTCATACCTTTCCAGCGGCAAAGAAGGTCAAGTTTCAGTTGTGCTGGTCGCCAAGGTTAGCGACAACCCAAACAAGTTTGTTGAAGGCCCAAACGGGTTGTATAAGCTCGCGGTTGCTTATGACGTCAAAAGCGAGCAAGAATCGATCGGATTTGGCACAATCAAGGTCAGCGAAATCCAATGGCGCCTTGACGACTGACGTAGCAACTCGCTTCTTACCCTAACGCCAACGTTGACCTTACATGGCTAAGGATCGCAGCGTGACGTTTGGCTAGCTTTGACTTGACCTCTGCTACGTCTGCTTTCCATTGCTTCAAAAGACCGTGCATCCTGTTTGACTTTAGCTCAGACGTAACACGTGCATCAACCTCACTGATCGTTTCTGCGATCGCGCCCCAGGAAACAGAGCCAAACTCTTTCGCTGCTTTCTTGATGTCTGCAAAGGCAAGGACGCGCCCTGCGCCGCCCTCCATGTCGGGATCTAACATCGTCTCTAGCTCACTAGGCAAAGCGCTAAATGCCTTGCCTTTGCGCCCGCCTTGCGCGCGAAACGTTAATGCGCCGCCTGGATCAATTCGGGTTGCCTGTTTTTTGTCAATGATGATGTTTCCTGCTCCGGCGCCGACGACGTCCCAGTTTGCCAGCAACACGTCAACATAAATGCCTGCGCTTAACATGCGTCCCAGGCTTTTTGGGCTGACTGTCGTTAGCCCTGGGCGACCCTTGATCGCAGCTGTTGCGAGCCCAACACGTTCGTTCTTTTTGTCAAACACAAGCTTAACGTTTTGTGGGATGCGTACGTTTGGGTATAGCCTGTAGATGCTATACGCAAGGTATTCAACAAGGATCTGCAGCGATGGATCGTTGCCGCTCGCAAACAGCTCTTCATCAGAGAACTTTAGGAAGTATTTGTCGCTGCCGATCTTGCACGTTTGCATGACGTGAGTCGACCCAGGAACGCAAGCGATATCATTGACATCATCAATATTGATTTCGTTTAGCAACGATTCACTTAGCAACGCCCTTAAGGCCCAAAGCGGTAGCTTCATCACGTTTGTACATAACTAGCTGCTGACACGCGTAGGTGAATGTCGCTGCCTGTTTGTGGTATGATAGACATATGGACGCAATTGAGATCATCGACCTTTGTCGTCAGGCTTCCTACGACGCAATCGGTGTTCCTAAGGACGCTTGGGTCCCTCGTACCTTCAGCGAAGGCGACTACCAGAACCTTTGGCGCGCCCACCCAAAGCAGGTCAGGAAGCTCTTGGATGAGCTGCTTTGTGGGCCTCGTCCCGGTGAGGGCCTGGAGCTGCTTCTAAGGTTCAACGTGCTGAGCGCGTTGTTTCCTGAGGTCGTCTCCATGAAGAACCTCGGAGACGGCGAGGGGATGCACAAGGACGTTTGGGAACACACCAAGAGCGTCGTCTCTGGCGTCCCAGCGACAGTCGAGCTTCGTTGGGCCGCGCTCCTTCACGACGTTGGGAAGGCGCGCACGCGCCGCGTCGTCAACAACAAGGTGACGTTTCACAACCATGACATCGTCGGCGCCCGCATGGTCGATGCGCTCCACTCACGAACAAACCTGTTTCAGGACGACACCGGGCTTTTGCGTACCGTTCGCCTGCTCGTCCAGCATCACCTCCGACCGGCTGGCTACAAGGCGTCTTGGACCGACTCTGCGGTCAGGCGCCTGGTGACTGAGTGCGGCGACCCGCGCTTCTTTGACAAGCTGATGTCTCTTTCTCGTGCTGACTTGACGACAAAACACGCGTCCAAGCGCGACAGGGCGATGGCACGCGGGCGCGAGCTTGAGCAGCGTGTCGCCCAGATCATCAAAAACGACAACGCGCCTAAGCTTCCTAAGGGAACGATGGGCATCATCATGTCCAAGGTCGCCGCGAGGCCCGGTCCTTGGCTAAACGCAGTCCGTGAGCAGCTGGAGGCCATGATGGTGGCTGGTTTGCTGCAGGCTAGCCAGCCCGTGGATTACTACGTTTCCCACGGCGTAAAGATCATCGAAGAATTCTCTGATAGAGGAGACTAGCGTGGCAACCTCATTTCACCGAGGTGTCGTTGTTTGCGACATTGCGCTGTCGCCAGACGGTTGGGACTGGTTTGTGTTTGTGGCCGTCGGGAGCGAGCATCCGTTTCATGGTCGACACTTTCTTGTTCTTGATTCTGGCCACAGCTTGACGCACGTTAGCCACTCAACTGGCGTCTCTAGCCATGACGCACGTTGGTGGTTCATGGTAGACACGCAAGGCGTCGCTGACGACCTTGCTGCACTAAAGAAGATTTTCATCGTCTCAGACGAGCTCACCGACCTTCTACTAAAGCAGCCTCAAGCCTAAACACCCTAGTCACGCAAGGAAAGTTTGATGCCTGTCACGGTCATGTCCAAAGCTGGGCTTAAGCGAAACTTTAAGCTGCTGCGAAAGTGGGAATACAGGTGCATCGTCTGCGGGCATACGTTTGCCAACATGGCCTGCGTCACCGTTGAGCACATCATCCCTGTCAGCCTTGGAAGGTTCGGACGGCGCGAGGCGCAAAACCTTGCACCGTCACACTGGAACTGCAACGCCATCAAGGCGAACAGGTCGCTTCGCGACGCAGCTGCCTACGTCAAGCAGCTTGAAAACAGGCTCGGCAGCGAGCAGTTCCTTGCATGGATCAGCAAGAAGGTTCCAGGCCGCGCTGTCCCATGGTACGGGCTGATCCCTGTCGTGGACGCTGAGTGGTTTGTCATGTAGCCCTCATCCTAGACGCTCGCGTTGCCTGAAGCTTAACGATGACTTCGTCAGCGCGCCCGCCTTTTCCTGCGTGCCTGTCGTGTCGCACGCCTTTTTCGTTGTTGCATCCTTTGCACGCAAGCGCCAGGTTTTCTGGGTCTGACGTTCCTCCGCTGCACAACGGCCTGATGTGCTCGATCGTTGCGTCAGTTGCGCCTTCAGTCGACACGACTAGCTTGCTTCCGCAGTGGATGCACCTGCCGACCCACGTAGCGTTGCCAGGTTGAAGCCTAAACGTAGAGTCTGTTGCCACTATTGAAAGCACCGTCGTCATCCTTGATGCCCCTTTGGGACGATGAGCTGCTGGTGCCTTTCTGTTCTTTTTCTTGCGTGCCATCTGGTTTTACCATACTGTCACGCGGACAAGATTTTCAAGGGCACCCTAAGAGGCATCAGGAGGGCTTGACGGTTCAGCTTCGCTTCCTCCTCCGCCTGAAAACGGGTGTGCCATGGCAGCCGTCGGTTTGGGACGCATGCCAACGTATTCAAATGCGTCAGCGGGCCGACCTGGGTTGTTGCTGGGATCCGTGTCGACCTCGTCGAGCTCATCCTTCTCAGCCAACGCCTCTCGTATCATCCGCCTTAGCGTTCCTAGCTTGATCTTCACGTAGATACCTATGGCATGAAAATTTCGCTTCGTGAGCTTCGCTGTGTCATCAAAAAGCTAGTCAAGGAGAGCGTTGAGGAAGAGCTCAACGCCATTGAGGTTGGCGACGTTGTTGACGTTGAAGACGATGAGATGGGCATCGTGTCAGTCAGGGTGCTGGAGCTGGTTGACGACGTCAACCAGGCTGCAGGGGCGCCCGATCCTCGTAACCCCGGCGCCTTCGTTGGTCCTGGGTTCGTTGGTGAGATTGACCCTGATTCAGGTGAGTCAGGAACGCTCGTCTTTTCCCTCAACCAGGTCGTGCCAGGCAGCAAGGCAAAGGGCTACTTTCCTAAGGACGAGTTCGACAGCTGGGACCGCGCCCTGCCAAACCCATACCGTAAATGGCTGGGCGTTAAGGTTACGTCCATCTCGGCTGCATGAGCAGCTCTTTTTGCAGGTACCTGTCGACTGCATCATAGAACCTTTGTGACATCTCGCTACCCCTGTACGGATGCCGCAGCGAGCCTCTGTGGTGAACCACGAACGGAACGTTGGCGTCTACGTGAAACTCCTCGTGGTAGTCGCTCAAACCCTTGAGCACGACAGCGTCCTTTGTCGGCTTTAGCTGCCTCCAGCCTTCATACGCCAGCTTGTTGTCGTGTAGGTACTGCGGGATCTGCCAGCCTACCTCGCCAAAGATGACGTATCCAATCGGGAGGTTGTAGATCGTTGACAGCTCATCTGTCGCGATCGCCACCTTGTGTAGCTTGTTAGGAAGGATGTTGAGGCTGCGCCAATCGTGCTTGGGTGACAACGCGCACCATGTTAGTGTCGGGATCTTTTTGTATGTTTGGACCTTGTCGCTACCGCTGCTGAAGCCTCCGATGTCTTCATACGTTGCCCCAACAATCGCAACGTTTCCTTTGATAAGCTTCTCTTTGAGGTAGCTGTCCCAACCTTTGGCGACCATGCACGTGTCAGAGTCAGCGATGACGTTGATGCAACCGTTGTTAGAGGACGCAAGCGCGTTCATGACGCAGGCGCCATGGCCGTATGAGCCGCCTAGCGGCGCGCCCGTGACGTTTGGTACGCTTGAAACATCAACGTTTAGCAACTGCGTTACTCGTTCCGCAACGCCGTTCTCCATGCAGTGAACTGTCAGGCTGATCTTGCTAGGGTCTGCAGCCAAACGTAGCATCGTCTGCCACATGAACTCCGCGTATGAAACAGTTGATCGATCTACCTGGGTGTGAACCTTAATGTCGTAGGCTTGCATCTGCCACCAATCGTAAATAACCCCAGCCCTATTGGAAAGGTCGCTCCTACGTATGTTGTGCGCAAAGAGTCGCTGAAGCCTGGTGACCTTGTTCTTGGCGTTGCTAACGTTGAAGCTGCGTTGGTCACATCCTTGGGCTTCATCGTTGCAGTGACTGACGATGTGCACGCACACGTGGGAGCCACGTGTGCGTGCTTAAGGAGGCTGCTCATCATGTGGTTAGAGCCTACGTTTTCGCTTGTTCACGAATGCGACTGTAACGTTCTTTGCGTCGTGGAGAAAATGAAAACGGCTTAACGTGACGTATAATCAGGCATGAGGATCGTCAACAAGCGAGCTAGATGACTATGGCAGGTCGCCATCGTCAGTTTCATAGTTGAAAAAAAGTGAAAAAAAGTGTGTAACAAAAGCAGCCAACAGTATAAAGTACTCTTTACTGGCACAAAACAACTTGGGACCGTAGCTCAGCTGGTTAGAGCGCCCGCCTGATAAGCAGGAGGTCGGCGGTTCAATTCCGTTCGGTCCCACCAACCAATCAAAGTTGAACAAAATGTTTTCTCAAGACACGCAACGAAAAAACGATCGGTATAAGTGGCAGCAAGACGTTGCCGCGAATCCTGTCGTGTGATGTCGGAGCCTCGTTGCTCCGAGCTTCCGGAGCGACTGAGTGGAGAAAGTGAAGAAGCCACGCAGCCTGCCGAGGAAGGAAAGAAGTTTCTTTTTGGGGTGGTTGAGCAATTGGTGTGCTCGCCTGTCTGTAAAACAGGTCCCTTTGTGGTGAACTTGTCGGTTCGAATCCGACCCGCCCCACCGAGACAGAGAAGCAAATTCTCTTCTTGGGTTCTTTGAAAACTTGTGTTCCTATTCTCGGGTAGCTCAAAGCAGAGCGGCAACCGCAAAGGTTGCATGGATGTTGGTGCGAGTCCAGCCCCGAGAGCCACATTCCGGTGTCGTTCAATGGTAGGACGGCTAGCTGTTTACTAGCTTATCTAGGTTCGAATCCTGGCGCCGGAGCAAAGAGTAAAATGACAGGTGCGGTCTTGTCAATTTTGCAACAAAGAGTTTGAAAAACAAAAGCTAGGAGGACACGCTGCGCGTTGTGTAGCGAACCCAAATCGTGAAGCTACACGACAGCGTACATCGATTCGACAGTTGGGTCGTCAGCTGTCTGACAAAACAAAAACAAAGCTGTCACAAACGATCTTGGCTAAAGTTCGAGAAGGCAGCTGGCACAACTCTTTCGCTAGATCACGACGTCAGATCTATAGAGATCAATCGTTTGATGGTCGATGGGAGGTAAAGCTGGCGATGTGGTTTGACGAAAATCACATTGGCTGGATCAGAAACAAGAAAAGCTTTCCTTACGTCCTTGACAGCAAAACGCGGCGTTATACGCCAGACTTTTTCCTTCCTCACATCAACTGCTACGTTGAGGTCAAAGGTTGGAAGACGCCAAAGGACGAACCAAAGTGGTCACAATTCACAGGTAACTTAGTCGTGTTGTCAGGTTCAGACCTTCAGTCGCTGGGCCTTGACATAGAGGTACGAAAGGACTGGAAAGTCATTGTGCATTAGCTGGCAGGGCAGCACCTCGCTGTTAACGAGAAGACGGAGGGTTCGAGTCCCTCATGCACAGCCGCCGTCGGCATTCACCCGTTGACAAGACGACTGTCACCCGGTAAGTCACTGCTGGCGGCATGACGGATCCATAGCTCAATTGGATTAGAGCAACCGGCTCTTACCCGGTAGATCAGGGTTCGAATCCCTGTGGATCCACCGCAGCGTTAGTAGCTTGATCTGCTTAGGCATTGACGCGAAAAAACGCTGCGTTTGGTGCGATAGCCCAGAGAAAGAGCGTCGGTCAACACTGGACCGAAGGTCGTGGGTTCAAGTCCCGCTCGCACCACCATGATTCATAAACGTTAGTAACCCAAAGGATGTCAAAGGGCATCAAACTGGAACTTGAACCCAGGACGTAGGTGAAACGCGGGTATGAATAGACGAACAACGCAAAAAACGTCATGCAACATGACGTATTGGACTGATATGGCATAACGTTGTTGTTCGTTTGGGCTCGTAGCTCAACTGGCAGAGCTGTCGGCTTTTAACCGATAGGTTGGGGGTTCGATTCCCTCCGGGCCCACGAAGTTTTTGGTTAGTCATAGCGGGTTAGAGCAGTGGCAGCTCGTCAGCCTCATAAGCTGAAGGTCACAGCGTTCGAATCCTGTACCCGCTACCGAGGAAAATCATGAAGGATCTCCACCCGAAGTAGGTCACCTCCTTTAAGAAAGGAGGTTGGCTATGTGTAAGCACTGCATCGTTGCTGCACAGCTCGCTGGGATGGCCTACATGTGTAGGCCGTGTTGGCGCAAGCTGTTCCACAACAAACGAAAAGGTAAGTAAGGACTACGTTGGCGGTGAAAGCCGAACCCATGACAAGGCTTGACTGTAGGGAGAGACCTGCAGCTTCATCCCGTAGATCAGCGGCAAGATCGTCACCATGACAAGGTGAAGACCGTGGGTTCGAGTCCCACCGGGATGACTGCTGCCACGTCCAACGGCAGGGGTTTGGAACGACCAGTTTGGCGTAAACCAAACGGGCATCTAAAGCGATGAAACAAAAAAGGAGCATGCTTCAAAGGGAACCGTGAAACGCTTGCAAGCATGTTCTGTTTTATCGATGCCAGGAAGGTGAAAGCTCGTTTCTGGTGAAATTCCAGAAGAACAAGTAACCAGGTTGGATACGTTTGGGGCATTAGCTCATCTGGGAGAGCGCCTGCATGGCATGCAGGAGGTGGTCGGTTCGAGTCCGATATGCTCCACTGCTTCCGTGGTACGAACGGGGAGACACCTTCCAAAGTGGTGTGACATCTAGGGAGAGACCAGCACTTGGGTACCGTAACCCGTCCTTAGAAAAAGCTGGGCAATTGTCGGGAAATGCTCGGGTTCGAATCCCGTGGGTATCCACCGTTTTGGGTTCGTGGTGTCAACGTAGCACAGCCGCCTTTTAAGCGATCAGGTGGGGGTTCAAGTCCCTCCGGACCCACTGTTTCAAGTAACACGGGGCAGCCATGGAAATCACACAAGAAAGCCAGGTGGACCTTGCGTGGTTAAGGGTTCGATTCCCTTCTGCTCCACCGTCGTTGCTGAACGACCAACGCCAGCAACTTGACTTGGCGCTTAGCGAAGAGATTGTGGACGTACTTATAAAGTTCCACCGTCGCTGCTGAACGACCAACGCCAACAGCGGCTTGCACGTTAACTCGTGCAAACCCTAGAGCGGGCAAAGGTGAAACGTTTTTGCGCAGTAACCAACGTTGGTTGTTGGGGCCGTAGCTCATCTGGGAGAGCGCCTCGTTCGCAACGAGGAGGTGGAGGGTTCGAGTCCCTTCGGTTCCACCAAGTGCAAGCTGGTCCACAGCGGTGATACCATGGAGACCATGGAGCGAAGCTGTGTCAATTGTGGTGTTGAATTTGACACCAACTCTCACGCAAAGCGCCGCGCAGGTGGCCTCATCACTTGTTGCCCCGATTGCTCGGTCGAGGACACTCCACGTTATCTCGGCGTCCAGTCAGGCGACGGTAAGGCATCTGGTGTCACCATTCTCAAGTTCGATTCCGCGGCTGACCGCGAGGAGTATCGTCAGGTGTGGTGGGTCAACTCCGGCATGATGGTCGGCAAGTCCTGCCAGCTCGGTTTTCAAAAGCGCACGCCAAATGTCAAGTTCACTAAGGTCCATGAATCAGGCTTGGGCATGAACCACAAAGGCAAAATGTAATGTAACGAGGAGCTGAAGGGTTCGAGTCCTTTCAGCTTCACCCCGGGAAAAGTGAGGGTCTGCTACCTGTCTTGACGGCGCGCCTAGCGCACGGTGCCCACGTCTTTGATGGGTCTTCACGCCAACAAGCGCTTTTGCGCTGAGGCAAACGCAGAGCCAAGGGGCCTTAGCTCATCTGGGAGAGCGCCTGCCTTGCAAGCAGGAGGTGACGGGTTCGAGTCCCGTAGGTTCCACCGACGAACCAATCGTGGTAAGCTCACGCAGGTTGTGAACTATTGTTCACAACTGAAAAACTATCAAGGTGGGTACGATTGGGTGGGTGACGCTAGTAACTGAAGCAGTTGACTAAAGTAGGTGAATGCGTGAACGGCATAATGATTGGCAAAGCAAGCTGCTCGTGATGCCAATCCTGGAAGCATGGACCATTGGAGGTCAGTTGGTTGTCTACCAACCGTAAGCGGGTTCGAATCCCGTTGTTTCCGCGAAAGATGAGTAGATCAAGGAGAAAAAACAAGCAAAAACGACCGGACCCAAGGCTTTGTGCCTGTTGGTTCTGTCATAAGAACCTCAACACAAAGCTGTCAAACAGTCCTCACAAGGACGCAAAGATGAATCCAGACCCGGAGCTCGCAGATGACATCCGGGAACATACCTCCGTCGTTCAGCGGCAAGGACACACCCCTGTCTAGGGTGATACGAGGGTTCGAGTCCCTTCGGAGGTGCTACGAGCGAACGTGGGCACGTTAGTACGGGGTCGCTCCTGGAACACGGGTGGAGCCACTAGTAGCTCGGGGAGGCAATCATGAGCGACAATGCTTGCTTCCTATAGGGGTATGATGTCAACGGATAGCATGTCCGCCTCCAAAACGGATCGTCTCGGTTCGAGTCCGAGTGCCCCTGCTGGTCGTGATGTTCGAGGAAAGATCGTAGAAAACACAGAAACCCGTGAAGGCTCGCGGCTGCTACTATGAGCATCGGTTCGATTCCGATCATCACGGCAATCGCTCACCTGATGGACGCTTCGTACTCATGAGCGAGGTGTTTGCTGGTTTGATTCCAGCGTGAGCGACAACTGCAACGTCTCATTGGAGAATCGTCCAACGGCAGGACTCCACATTCTGACTGTGGGTATGAGGGTTCGAATCCCTCTTCTCCATCCATAGGAACACAAGTAACAAAAACATTGACCGCTCGTTTAACTGGCAAGACTCCTCGCTTTGAACGAGGCGAATCCGGGTTCGAATCCTGGGCGGTCAGCAAAGCAGACAGTGCAACCTACCGACACGGTGTTTTAAGGTGCTTAGCATGAATGCAAACAAAGCTGCAGCTTCTGTCTCAGGAGAGTCAAGCTTGGTCAATGCCCTCGTTGAGGCCGCGGATGAGCTTGCTACGCTCGTCCTTCGCGGCTCTGGGGGAGCAAACGCTGCTGCGCTGAAGGTCGCAAGGGTCCTTGACGACATGAAACGCCAGCTTGCATCGACCAAGAAGTTGAGCAAAATTTAGGCAATTTGCCTATACAGATGACCAACCAAGTGTTAGATTAAATCTGCGTTGCTAACGCAACGCAAGCTTGAAACGTCCAACGCTGGTCACCAGCAAACAAAGGTCTAAAACAAAATGTCGAAGCAGAAGGGTTCTTCGTCCTCCAAGCAGGTTCCTGTTGAGCCTGAAATCCACGTTATGGATGATGTCGCTACGTTTAGCGACGAGGAGCTTTACGAGCGCCTTCGTGTCCTTGAAAGCGATCGTGAGCGGGCGCTCACTTGCCATGTTGATCCAACTCCTTGGGAAGTTGAGCTTGCTTTCCTGCTGAGAGAGTCTCAGGTTCGACGCGCGCGTAGGTCTGCTCATGAACGTTACATCAAGCAGATCGAACGTGAGTTTGCAGACGCCGAGGCCGCTGCTCCTGTCGCAGACCTCGACAACACGCTCTTCCTTCGCATGGCTGGGGTCATCAACTAATGAAGCAAGAGTCGCAGGATAAGTCAACTGTCGGTGCATACCTAGATGCACTTCAACGTTACCCTCAGCTAAAGCATCCTGAGCTTGTTGAGCTGTTCAAGACGCTCGAAGCAGGAGGCAAAGCAGCCACAAAAGCGCGTTCTCGCCTTGTGGAATGCAACCTTAGGCTCGTTGTCTCAATTGCTCGTCAGTATAAGCACCATAACCTGCCCCTTGAAGACCTGATTCAAGAGGGCAACATCGGCCTGATGAAGGCTGTTGAACGCTTCAGGTGGCAGAAAGGCTTTCGGTTTTCCACCTACGCAACGTGGTGGATTCGACAATCAATGGGTCAATTCGTCCTTAGACGAAAGCGAATCATCAGGCTTCCAGCCCACGCTGCTACCGTCCAGAGAAGGCTTCTTCAGGCGACCGAAGACTTTCGAAAGTCGATGGGCTGCGATCCTTCCCAGGAAGAGCTGATTGAGCTTGTTGGCGCGTCTGAGACGGTTGTCAAAGCAACGATGCACTCAGGACGCTCGACCGTCTCGTTGCAGCAACCGATCAGCTCTAACGGCGAGGGCGACGCGATCGAGGACAAGGTTGAGGACGACAACCCAGGCGCAGATCCGTTCAAGAACGTTGCTGAAAAGCAGCTGCTTGCGATCGCGCGACGAGTCCTTAACGAGCTGTCACCAAAGGAAGCAGCTATTCTGCGACTTCGTTTCGGCCTCGTTGAAGACTCGCTTGACAGTAACGCATATCCCATCACCGAAGAAGAGATGCGTTCTGTCATGCAGGGAAAAGGCCTTACGTGAACGGGGTTGAATACGCAGCGATCATGATCGGAATCAGCGCATTGATAGCGTCAACGTCATGGTCGCTTCGGCTTTTGGTGGAAACAATCGTCTCAATCGGAAGACGACCCAACGACCATCGGCAGAAAAAAATTCCTAGGGCTTTGGTTGAAAATCCAGCTAGCGGGCTTGAGCAAAAGCTCGATCTCCTTCAGGGGGCCACATTTGGCCGGCGGATGATGCCTTACGGTAGGCAACCGTTTAGAAAGGACTAAAGACAATGTCACTTAAGAAAGGAAGCACCGTGACGCGAGGCTATGCAACGGTAGCAACTGACGAAGGCGTCAACTACCGTGACATCGCAGAGACGATGACAGAGCTTGGCTTTAGGATGAATCATTCCTCAGCAAGGAACTACGTCATTAGGGTGATGCGCAAGTTTGCGTGTGCATTCACAACCGAATATCACATTTCCTTAGACGACGAGCGTCTAAACGAGGTGGCACGTTCGCCTGGCTTCCAACACGGAATCGCAGACATCCTACATGCGCTCGAAGACGAGCGCCGCTCCGTCAAGCAAGCATAATATTTATCGAGGGGACGAACGCACCAAACGGTGCGTTGTCTGCTTAGGGCTACACATGAAACAAAAGACTACACCAAAAATCAAGCTTAACGACCTGTTGCGTCGCCGAAAGATGAACCTTAAGCAGATGCTTGACGAGCACGGCATCACCACGTATGAGGGGCTTCTGATCCGCTGTGACAGGATGGGCTGCCTTCCACCGACAGAAGACGAATTTTTTGCGGCTGAGCCGCGTTCGTTCGTCAACAACCCGGTCGAAGGCATTGTCGTCGTTGATCCTCCTCTCGTGGTCGACGACCTAGCTGGTCGTCGCATTGACGTTGATGACAACGGCCTTAGCGATCAGGAACACGAAGCAGCAGTGGCCTCAGATCTTGGCAAGGAGATGACGCTTAACGTGCCATCCCTAGAAGCCATCCAGAAAAAAGCTCGTGCCAAGAAAGAGGCAAACTAAGCCAGGCGATGACAGAATATTCTAGCAGCGATCTTTCACCTGTCGCGAGACCAAGAGTCATCGATGTTTCACCCAAACATAACGCTGAAAGCAGCCGGCAGGCTGGCGGGAAAAAGCACAGCCGGCGCCGCCGGCGCAACGAAAAAACAAACGTTGCGCCTCTTTCAACAACGCAACAATGGCCGCTGGAGGCGCTACCGATCCAACGAGTGGTGATCGAATACGGACGGCGGACTGCAGCCATCCAGGCGCAAAACGATGCCCAAACGTTAAGAAACCTGATTAATCGCATCAGGGTGCTTGGGATAAAAAACGAGCTGTTGGAGAACGTTCTTTACGACGTTGAGGAAGCAGCTGATCGCCTGCAAAAGCAGCTGACGCAAGCATACGCTGACGACGAGTAGACGCTGATATCTACTGTTGTGGATGCAGTTGCGTCTTTGACGACGTGGTTTTCGCAGCAGCTTGATGACATCAGGTGTCACGAAGACACCAAGGCGTATGTCGTCAACCTTCTTTCAAGGTTTAAGCCTGAAGACGAATTGGCCGATCGTTCTGTTGTCGTTGCGTATGCCGCGGCAAAGCAATCAGGCGACTTTTCATCGTTTCAACGCATCGGCGACTGGGTCCTGTGGGCAGAGGCTATACAACCGGGCCTTGTCTCGCTAGAACGCCATGTCGTTAGCTCGATCGGTCGGCTGTCGTATTACGCATGTCATCGCATCATGCGCGGCCAGTGGCGCCTTTACGAGGAGCTTGCGGATGAGCTGCTTCCAATCGCAGCAGACGTAAGGCGAAAGCTAGCAAAGCAGCTTTCGCCGTCGTCATGTCACGGATCATGGAGATTCCAAGGTTTGCTTTGACAAGCCAATCTGGTGAACACTTTAGTATCTTGAGGGTACGGTTTTTCACATGACCGACCAAGAATTTGCTGACAGCCTTTGTGGGCTTGAGAAGCGTGACTCGCAGAACAAGGTCGAGGCCAGAGGCCTCATGTACAGGTTAGTCTCTGTCGACGGCGAAAAATTTCTAGGTGAGCCATCAGACGTCCGCACGGACAGGATCTGCGTGGAGATCACAGGTCGAAACGTTTCTCGTGCGTGGGTTGGTTGACACGCCTCTCGTAGCCACAAAAAGCAAAAGAGGCCTAAAGCCCCTTTTGGCACAAAAGATGAGAAGAAAAAAAGCCGTGGTGCGTTTAACGCACCACGGCTTTTGATCACTGAGATGTTGAGGTTACGCCGGGAGAAACCCGATCTCCACGAGGCGGTTCATGCCGAACAGGGAGATGCAGTTGACGAACGGCTTTCCGGCGACGGCAGGCATGCGATACCAGTACGGCGGGTGCTTCGGCGCGCCGCTGCCCGGGCCGAAGTATCCGGTGAACAGCTCGCGTCCCATTGGGCCCTTGCCGGTGTAGCCGTAGTGGGGGCCGAAGTAGGGCTGTAGGGCGTAGTGGCCCTTCCACATGAGCGAAAACTCCTTCAGCGTTTTGCCGCCGAACGGGCCGAGGGCGTAGAGGAGGATGAGGATTGCGTCTTGGTTGTTGATCAGCCCACGGGACAGATCCGTCCGTCGTGCGTGGCGTAGGGACATCAGAAACTTCACTGCGTCGTTGGTGGTGTCCAGCATGACCCAATCATACCTCAATGAAACGTAGTCTTTCACTTTTCTCTAATGAAAAGTGCTTTCAATAAGGGTTACACCTACGTTAAAATTACACTCAGGGTGTAACCCTTATTGAAAGCACTTTTTAACAAGGAAAAGTGTAACTCGGCGTGGTTCCTGGTAAGATGGAACCATGGATGGCAAATTGATCCTCACAGTCATGAGTAAGGGATGAAAATTACGTGCCAGGACATCATGAAGCTGTCGATGACGCTTCGTAACGTTGCTGAGTTGGGTGGGAAATACCCACTCTCAATCGAGAAACTTCAGCTTCGGTTTTCGCCTGAAGGCTACCTGTGCATCGACGGTGAGCGTGACATCGACCTGGTCGCGCTCGGCGAGATTGACATCCTTCCCGTGTTTAACGGAGGTGAACCCGGCGGGAAAGCCATGGTCTGTGAGACGCTCTCCGGAAAGCGATTCATCTGGAGCGATCCAGACCGTGAATGGTTTGCTGTCGGCCATGATCCGAACCACATGTGGCCGGGGCATTGGTCTTAAAGTCTGCTTAAGGATTCAAGGTGTCAAACATGTCGACTCACTCATACATCGGGATCGAAAACCGTGACGGCAGCGTCACCTTCGTCTACTGCGCCGGATGCGGGCATAGCCCGTACTGGCGTCCTTGACACAAGGCCGGCTGCTTCGTTCCCCGCATCCGCGACCTTCTAGAGAAAGTCAAATAGGGAATTACACCCTGAGTGTAATTCTTTCCTGTTGAAAGCACTTTTCAACAGGAAAAGTGCAAGTAAACCCCCGGCATGGTAGGATCGAACCATGGCAATCACCACGGTGTTCCGGAACGTACAAAACGAGGTCACGCGTGAAGAGGTCTCGTACGCCGGCCGCGTGATCGAAATCCGCAATTACCATGCCACCCGCAACCACTCGGACACGCTGGACTACACCGACATGCGTGGCACCGACTGCGTCGATGCCCTCGTCTACGTCGGCCGCAAGGTCCCTGAGGACTTCAATGGCTCGTTCTACTCCCGCGCCATCAACAAGTTTCTGAAGGCCGGCGACCACGTCCCGTTGGAGGCTCGCTTCACGTACGAGGACTGCACCAACCTCTTCGCCTAGCGCAACGGCTGCGCCTCGACGCCCACCGTCGACGCCGACTTCGCTGCGAACCCCGGGATGGCAGAGGACCTCGTCGCCTGGCGCGAGCTCCAGGAGAAGACGAAGCGTGAGGCTGCTGCGCTTCAAGCGAAGCGGGACGCCGAGGAAAAGGCTCGTAAGGAAGAGGCCGAGCGCAACCGTCCCGTGGTCGGCAAGCGCATGGAGGTCTTCAAGGGCCGGAAGGTGCCGATCGGCACCACGGGCACGGTCGCCTACGTCCACATCAACGGCGGCGTCCTCCTCAAGAACGACAACGAGTGGCAGAACCGGAAGGCCAACGGCGTGTGGGTCAACCGCGAACACCTGCGCCTCGCGGGCCCGTGCACCCTGCACGAAGACTGCCGTAACGACAGTCGTAACGACTTCAAGCTCGGTCGCTGCTGCGCGGAGGAGCGTCGCAAGCCGGTCGTGGTGAAGTGATACTATCGAAGCCTGGCTCGATGAGTGGCTTGACGAACCCGAGCAGTGAAAGTCATTGACTCACTGTGTTAGAGTTGAACTATGAATCGAGACGAGTTCTTCGAGCTGCCCGTCATCATGTCGTACTTTCCGTTGACGTTCGTGTCCGGACGCCAGCAGTGGACGAACTTTGAGATTCACTGCAACGACTGTAAGAAGCTGATTCCTAGGGACAGGACTCGGGGCGAAGTCGCGAAGGTCTTCGGCGAAGGCTACAGGACAGTCAAGATCGACTATGAAGTCGTGGCACATGGCCTGTGTCCGGCCTGTGACAAGCTAACGACGGCAAAATACACCCTCCACGAGGACATGACGCTGACGGGTCACCATCCGAAAACCGGCGAGCTATCTCGATTGGGAATGCGGCGACTCACGCTTTGGGAACGGGCTCGTGATTGGTGCAAGGAACGGTTCAGCGGGGGTAAAGTGGAATCATGAGCTAGTTAGGAAACCTTTTTAGGTGAAAGACAGAAGAAAGGTAAGATCAAGACATGCACATCTCCTCCCTCAAGGAACACCTCGACGCCGGCCACCTCGTCACCGAGGTCGAGCTGCGAAGCATCATCGACCAGGCTGCTCGGGCGTCGGACGCCTTGTCGCAGAACGAACACGACCGGTTCGCGCGGTGCACTGCGCTTCTCATCGAGGCAATGTCTTGCCTCGAGGCTCAGTCAGTGAAGTCTAACCCATAACCTGGTATGATCTGAACAATGGTAACGAGAAAGCAGGTGCAAACCGCTGCGATGGATCGATTCGACTCCTTGAGCAACCTCTACAAAGGTCTCAGCGAGATCGAACGTAAGTATCCTGGCGCGATCAGTGCGTGCATCGACGCATTCCATGATTTCTACGATGATTTCGATCCTCCCCAAGTCGATAGGATGATCTTCGATTCCTTGTCCGAGGAGGATGGCGTTCTCTTTTGGTACGAAGTGTCCTACGCGGATCCCGCGAAGTGGGATCCCAACACCAACAAATGGGAGGGTTCCTAGAACATGTTCAAGCGAAACGACAAGGCTGACATCAACGAGACATCCTTCCATGGAGTCGAAGTCGTAGCGAGCATGGAGACGATGGCGCGCCTCTTCGGGCCGCCCGGCCAGGGCGACGGCGGGTACAAGACCAAGCACGAGTGGGTCTTCGAAGGCGAAGGGTTCAACGTCGCCGTGTACGACTACAAGTACGACGGTTCGATCTCGGGCAATTGGCACGTCGGCGCGGAAAGCAGCTTCAAGGCGAAAAAGTTTGCGAAGTGGTTCAACAGCTACGTAGCCAAGCAGTAAAATCCAAACGAAAGACAAACAATGTCGTTCTATTCGTTCAAGCCCAACCCCAAGCAGCTTGCATTCGAAAAGGCGAAGCGCCTTTTTGGAAACGATGCAAAGGTCCTGATCGAAGGCGAACGCCCCTCGCCCCTCGCCTGCAGGAGCTTTGGGATCCCGACTGGCGTGTACCACGTCTCCTGCGACGTAAACGAGCAGCACGTCGCCAGCGCCCACGCCAAGGACTGGCGGAAGGCGTACAAGCTCCTCGTCATCGAGATCGAAAAGGCATTCGAGAAGCGCCTTCACAACGTGAACGGTGTGTAAACCTGCAACAGTCTATGGTACACTAATCTAACAAGCAGTCACAACCAACAAATTCTGGAGACAAAACAACAATGTCGTCGATGTCCGTGAACACCTTTCTCAAGACCGCAGTTCGCCTGCAGCCCTGCGTCAGCATCCTGCTGCGCGGTAACCATGGCATCGGCAAGAGCCAGCTGGGTCGCCAGCTCGCCCGTGCGATCGCCGCAAAGGAAGGGTTGAAGGACTTCCCGGTCATCGACCGGCGCCTGTCGCAGGTCACCGAGGGTGACATCGTCGGCCTTCCGTCGACCGACAACCAGGTGACCCGCTTCAACCCGCCCGATTGGTACATGCAGGCGTGTCGGCAGCCCGTGTTCCTGTTCCTCGACGAGCTCAACCGGGCCACGCCGGAGGTCATGCAGGCTGCGTTCCAGATCGTTCTCGATCGTGAGCTCAACGGGTGGAAGCTTCACACCCAGACGCGCGTGATGTCTGCGATCAACGTCAGCTCGCAGTACAACGTGAACGAGGTCGACCCCGCGCTGCTCAACCGCTTCTGGGCAGTCGACCTGGTTCCCGAGGTCGAGGACTGGGTCAGCTGGGGGAACGAGAAGTGCGAGAACCCGGATCCGGAGGTCCAGAAGGTGAAGGCCCTCTTCGGCGGGACCAACTGCATGCCCGTCATCGTCGACTTCATCGTCGAAAACTCGAAGTGGCTCGATCCGCCGAAGTCGTACGAGCCCGGCACCATCCATCCCACCCGACGGTCGTGGGAGCGCCTCGGCGACGCGCTCGCGGTCGCCGGTGTCGGCGACAACTTCAACGATGATGGGTTTTACCCCATCTGCGTCGGCTTCATCGGGAACGAGGCGACCATCGCGTTTCGTGAGTTCGTCGCGAACAGCAACAACCGCTTCACCGGAGAGGACATCCTCAACAACTATCCGAAGGTTCGAAAGCGCGTCATCAGCAAGAAGCGCAACGAGCTTCTGAACGTTGCCATCGAAAAGCTGGCGGAGGTCGTCCTGAAGCTCGACAAGATCACCCCCGCGCAGGGCGAGTGCATCGAAAAGTTTGCGCTGGACCTCACCCCCGAGCTTCGCATCTCGTTGTGGATCAAACTGACGTCCACCGGCGTCGACAAGCTCGAGCTCGCCAAGTCGCTTCAGGCATACCTTGCCAAGCACGTCGTCGCAGCGTTCGGCGTGCCCTACGGCGAGGCGGGCGTCGGGGTGCTACCGAACATCCCCGGGATGTTTGCCAACAAGACGGAGACCCCGAAGAAGTAATTAGCCACGGAGCGCATGTCAACTTTTGACCAAGGCCTTTGGAGATGCCGAGCGATTGCACGTTACAACCGTGCAATCGCTCGGCATCCACACCGCTTTGACGAAGCTGGCTTAGCGCTCATAAACGACGCAGCGTGCATCACCATGTTGAGCAGCCTGACGACGTGGTGCACAAAACGTGGCATCATAGTTGAGTTCAAAAAAGCAGCTAATGGGGCGTTTTTCCCGGATGAAAAACGGATCGAGATCAACGCCAGGCTCAAGCCTGAGAACCAAGTCTACTGCCTGCTCCATGAATGTGGGCACGTCCTGATCGGCCATAAGAACACAAACGAACGTTTTGGGATGGGTTACCCGTCAAGCAACGTCCCGCGGATTGCAAGGAGGCTCACGCACAAGTGTGACGTCATTGATGAAGAGCTAGAGGCGTGGTACCGCGGGTTTAAGCTTTCACGTAGGCTTAAGTTCAACGTTGACAAGCAACGTTTTGATGCGTTTAAGAGCAAAATGATCATCTCATACATGAAGTGGGCCTTAAACGTTGGAGGGTTCTGATGTCAAAGAAGCTGCCAAATGCGCCCGTGCCAGACGGGCACATGAGCTCGATCGAAAAGGCGTTTATTAGCTATGTCATGTTGAAGCTTGGCATCGTCCCGATCGACGATCTTCGCCTCGACGTGCAGCGTTCGATGAAGAACACGCCGCCAGCAGAAGCGCGCGCGATGAAACGAAAGTTCCGAAAGCTTTGGCGAAAATTGAGCAAGGAACAAAAGAAAGCGGTTAACAAACGTGCTTTCTACGTTGAACCTGGCAAGGTTCCTTCGTCATCGCAGCGCTCTAACAGGAAAAACTTGGTGTACAACAAGGTCTGGGAAACCATGATCGCTCCGTTGATTTCTAGCTTTAGAAACCCGCAGAACGATGAACCAAAGGAAGAGGCTTGAGCGCATCATCCCTTAAACCAAGGGTGTAACTACAACGTTTTCATGGTAATATATCATCAACGGTCATGAAAACCTGGGCCGTAAGCTGAAAAGCTGCGAACCGTATGAACAAGTCTCGTTCTCGCAAAAAAATCGTTTGGGTCAGCAACGATGGACGTGCTCCAGCGCCCTTTGCTGCGATCATGCCTAGCTTTTCACAGCCAATTCCGTTTCCTAATGAGTGGGCTGAAAGCCTGGTTCCGGGAACGCTTTGGGCCTCCTGCGCGCCGCTAAGTCGGGCTACGTTGTACAATCCTCTTAACAATCAAATTGTTAATGAGCTGAGCGACGAGCTGGTTGAGAGCTACGTAGGCACGATTCCACCTGGTTCGATCATGATTTACGCAGGTACCATGCGTCGCGAGGAACGCGACCATCAAAGCAGGATCATCAACGTACTGTGTCATACGTTCATTGTTGCGGGAGGACGATACGTAATCAAGTCACCTCGCGTTGTTCGCCCTTGCTAGCTTGCATTCACGTTCACAAACCAACACATGACAAACATCATTGACGTAACTGACGAGTCTTTTGAGGAAGCTGTCACCAAAGCCGACGTTCCTGTCCTGATCGACTTTTGGTCAGAGGACTGCGCTCCGTGCAAAGTGCTCGCGAGGGTGCTCGAGGCGCTTGCAGCAAAGGACCAACGCGTCAAGATCGTCAAAGTTGACGTTGACGCAAACCCAAGGCTAACGTCAGCCTACCGCGTCCGCAGCGTCCCAACAGTCGTTGCAGTCAAGGACGGCAAGACCGTCGCCACCAAGGTCGGAACCTGCTCAGAGAATGTGCTTCTGGCCATGTTGGGGTTCTCACCCTTGCCTGCAAAAGATTAATCCTGGGTCATCCTAGGGTCAGCTATTTTCATAGTTGAATGTTGTGATTAACGAGGGATTCGTTCATGATCGACAATGAAATCGTAGAGTTTCTTGGAAAGCATGCTGCGCTCCTGGAGCACTCTAGGCTCTCTGAGAAGAAGTGTGTCAACAGGCTAGTCAACCTCCTCGAAGGGATCGAGGTTGATCTTCTTGAGGTGATGGATGCTGATGACGCACCTAACATCAACGACATCCTTAAGAGAAACCAAGTCTGGCAAAACGTTGCTCTTCTTGCAGTGATGCGCGCCGCGGCGCAAATGATCAACTACGATCCTAATCATCCTGATTGGGAAAACATTGCACCGAAGGTCGCAAAGGATCGCGTCAACGCAATCATTAAGCAGCTTTTCGTAGATGTTAACGTGGCATTTCAAAACGCCGAGGCTTCCGTCTGTTCCATGCTCGCTAACGTTGACGACCTTCCAAAGGTGTAAGCCCCTCCCTTTTAGGGTAGAATTGTATCATGATGTCAAAGAAATCCACAGGGACGATGACCTTCACGTCTCCCACCGCTGTTGCGTTGTGGAACTGCGAAATCTCCGGCCAGATCTCGGACGGCACCTGGGAAAACTCGCGACCGACCAACCACTGGCAGTTCTGGTGTCGTCTTGACGTCAAGCTTGGCGCCGAGAACGAGGTGAACGTCACTGACGAAGGCAGGTACTCGTGTCGCAAGAACGACTACGCGCTCATCAAGCTTCACCAGATGAAGTTCGACGACGGGACGTACGTCCTTCGCAACCGCATGTTCGCATACGGGCGCATGGCAAAGGCTGGGGCCGACCCGACCGACTACGACCTGTGCAGGGCTGGTGAATACATGCCCAAGACGCTGGATGAGTTCAACGCACAGAGGGCGTCCGGAAAGTATGAGCACGACTTCATCGCGAAGTACATGTCTCGTGTCACGCAGGAGCTTGCGGAAAGGTTCTATGCGTCGACGTACACCCTCAAGGAGATGAACGAGGATCTTAACCTCATCATGAGTGTCATGAGGTCCGTGGAAACGTCTTGGTGAAAGATCGCCTGGGAAGCATTCCAACACGATCGTAGCCAGTGTAAGTTGCCACCAGCTTAGGTAGAATAAGGGTCAGGAGCAGCAAATGATCATGTCGACCTTGAGCCCGTGTCCTGAGACCCACGCCGACGATGGGCGCGTCGAGGCCTTCATCAAGGCCGCTCGCATGAGGCTTTCCATGGGAATGAACGAGGCCGAGTGCATCAGCGGCATCCAGCGCATGGGCGCAAGCGCAGAGGAGGCCTTCCTGGCTGTCAAGGCCGCTAACGTTTTTCTGGGTGCGCCGTGAACCTTACGTGTCGCTGCTGTGGCGCAGACGTACCGCCCGGTCACCCTGCGCACCGAGGACTGCTGATCAACGAAAAGGCTAGCCTCGGTGCGCTTCTTCTTCAGGCCCGCGAGCGCCTCAACGAGATGCAGGGGCGCAGGCGCATGAAGCGACCGGCTGCCCAACAGGGCAGCGAACAGGAAATCATCCAGGCGTTGGAGGCTAGCATTTCGCGAGCCGAAAAGCGGTTGCGGGATCTTGCGGTTGCAGAAACCAAGGTGGTTGAAAATGGGTAAGCTGTTGAAGCTGGAAGACTATCGCTACACCTGGAAGCAGGTGTTTGCGCACGATGGTGAATACACGACGATGCAGACCTACGTTGACTCTGCCACAAACGCGATCGAGATCGTTCAGTTCAACGACGACGGCGAAGCGGTGCGAACGTATCTTAGCGGTACCGACGCAGTCAACTTTGCGCTAGCTGTTTCCAGCATCCTGCGCAAGAAAGACGTTGCCGAGTAAGCTTCAGCATCTTAACGAACAGCTTCACGGCGCTTAGGTAACACTAAGCGCCGTGCAATTATGCACACGTGGATGGTACATTAAGACAATGCAAACAGTGATCGACGTCCTAGAGCAGCTGGAAGGCTGTGCTGGCAGCAACGCCAAACGTGACATCCTGCACATGAACCGCGAGAATGAGCTGCTGAAGCGCGTGTTCGTTGCGGCGCAGGACCCGTACACTGTCTACTACGTCAGCAAGTTCAAGATGCCGAAGTCCCGCGCTCAGATGCGTAACGTTGATGACGTCATCCAGGAGTTTCTCATTGACGTGCTTCCGCTGCTTTCTTCGCGGCGGGTGACTGGAAACGAAGCGAAAGCGCTGGTCGAAAATACGTTTGCTAACATGAACGAGATCACGCAGAAGTGGTGCCAACGTATCATTCTTCGCAACCTTCGTGTTGGTGTTCAAGAGTCTACCTTGAACAAGGTGTGGCCGGGTTTGGTAAAGAGCTTCTCAGTCGCCCTTGCGGAGACGTTGAAGAGCGAGTTTGTCAAGGGCCACGGCATCAAGATCCTTGAGGACGTCAGGTACCCTGTCCGCGTCGAGCCGAAGCTAGACGGGTTGCGTTGCATCGCAGTGAAGCATAACGGCATCGTCACCTTCTACACCCGAAACGGAACGGTGCTCGATACCTTGCCGACGATAAAGGCCGCGCTTGAGAAGGCGCAGTACGATAACGTTGTTCTTGACGGTGAAATGATGGGGAAAGATTGGAATGAGAGCGCATCTGTCATGATGTCCAGGAAGGATAAGAAAAACGACGACAACATCAGCTACAACGTCTTTGACGCGATGACGTTGAGCGCCTGGACGTCCCAGGCGTCGGAAAAGACTGGCACCTACGCGACCCGGATCGAACTGGTTAAGGATGTTGTCGCCTGGTGCGCCAGCGATCGCGTTCGTCAGGTGCCACACATCATGGCACAGAACGAAGATGAACTTAAGGCTTTCTTCACCAAGTGCATGGACGAAGGCTTCGAAGGCGTCATGCTGAAGACGCTCGACACGCCTTACGTGTTCAAACGCTCGGACAACATCCTGAAGCTGAAGCCTGTCACCACGTATGAGGGCGTCATCGTCGGGCACTACGAGGGGCGGCGTGGGACCAAGCGCGAAGGCCTTTTCGGCGGCTTCAATGTGGTTCTTTCGAATGGCGTCGTCACCCGCATCGGAGGCGGCTTCAGCGACTCGTTGAAGGCTGACGTGCAGCTAAACGGGCCTGACACCTACCTCGGCAAGATCGTTGAGATCGAGGCCCAACCAGACCCTATGACGAAGGATGGGCTCACCGTCGACGGCAAGGCACGGTTCCCAGTGTTCACGCGCTTTCGTGACGAAAGCGACGTAGATCCGAAGGTCATCGAAGCCGGCGTGGCTTACTTTGACAACGAAGACGTCGGGTGAAAGCTATTCCTGGCGTAAAGGCAAACCATGGATGACAACCAAAGCATTCGAAGCAGAGCCAAAGAGTACCTCGAACAAATTGGGCAGGCACCCAAGATGTACGCAACGACGTGCGAAGCATTTTTGTGTTCCGTCACTTCGATCGTCTGGGTGATCACAGACTTTGATCAAGAAGCGTTCTGGTTTCGTCACCTTCCCGCGAGCAGGCGGTATTGGCCAGACGTGCTTCAAAAAGATTTCACTGATGAATGGGCCCGAAACGTGGTCGACGACGCGTTGCAGCTAATTTAGCAGCAACAGGCTCCTCCTAAAATGATCAAAGAAAAGCGTCTCGTTCCTGGATTTTGTTTCACGACGAAAGAGGTCGTCTGGACAGCAGATGGTCTACAGGATGAGATCAAGGCCTGGATGATCATCAGCGTTGTTCCGGTGGGCCGTCGACGGCACGCAAGGTCAACCAGCAAGGCAATGTCCTGGGACGTCGTCGTGATGCGTTTTGGTGGTGAAGATGCCAAGGTGACCACCTTCAACCTTTCAAGAGCGGATCTTGAACGAAAGAAGATTCGCGCGCTGTTCGGTGGATAGTTTTCTATCCATTACACCCTGGGTGTATTTCTTCTTGAAAGCTGTTTTCAACAAGGAATTACACCCACGTTAAAATTACACTCTGGGTGTAATCTCCCAGGAGATGCTTTCCTTTGGCGGATGGTGGTTTCCTAAAGGCCTGGCCCAAAAACACTCCTGGGTCATCCTGAGGGCCTCCAACAGCCATCTGCAGGATGCCGGGGCTTTCCTGGCACGTGCTAAGGCCTGTTGAAAGCACTTTTCAATCACTGAAATCGGTGTAATGTGGGCGACCGTGTGGTAGTATGATCTTACGGTGGCCAAATTGGACGAAGGTCCAGCTAGAACCACCCACACAAGCTTCGTAGGCCCCGAAGGGGTGGCAGCGTTGGGACGCCAACGCTGACCGAAGAGGGGATCGCATCCTCCACGCGGCACTAACGTTTGTCAGGGGACTCCCTGGAAGCTAGCAAAGTGTAAGTTTCACATCAATCTTGATAGGATTGAACCATGAACGCGTGCAGGTGCGGCCATGACGGGCAGGGATCACACCCCTGTCACGCCAAAGCGTACAAGTGCAGAAAGCCTGCGAGCCAGCGTTTCTACAACGCGCAACGCGTTGCGCTGACGGGCATGCAGATGAAGCTACAGGTCCAAGATACCTGGGCGTGCGACGAGTGTTGGGAAGAGTTCAAGGCGATGAAAGTCGCCCAAGAAAGCGGTAGGTAGGAACATGAAGGACATGTTCGATCGTGACATCAACGTAGGAGACCTGGTCGCGTATGCGACGAAGAGCAGCACGGACGCAGAGCTAAGCATCGCCGAAGTGATAGCCTTCGCAGGTGGACGTAAAGGCGGAGTGCGCGTCAAGGTCCTCCGCTCAAACACGAACGCGTTCAAGCTCGGGCTCCACGGCGTCCAGAAGGATCCGGAAACCGGCAAGGAACGCACGGTGTTGCTTCGCGAGCCGATGACAGCTTACGAAGCGACGGTCACCAAGTCCGATCGGATTGCGATCATCAACGGCGCACTCTTCCCGAAGTTCGACGCGTAACAACGACTGGGTGTAAGAACGTTCTGGCTGTGATACATTGATTTTGGCACGTGTAACACGTGCCCACGCCTCGCAGGCCCCGAAGGGGTGGTTGCGCCGGGACGCCGGCGCTGACCGAAGATGGGATCGCATCCCACGCGCGGCACCAAATGAGCAAACACCACAGACGAAAGGTCACGCAAGAGCAGATCGATGCGATGAATCGGCAGCTGGACGTCACACGTGCAAGCTACCGTTATTACATGGATGAAAGCGGTAGGTTGGCAACGTGCAACGCCGTAATTTACGACGTCGGGCGCAAGTTTGCGCCGCCTTTTGGCAAAGTCATCAATGAAAACCTCTGTGAAAGAGGAGTAGAGTAGCGAGGCCCACAGGGCCAACATTGGGGATTCATCTAGCGGCTAAGATGACAGGTTCTGACCCTGTTCACAGAGGTTCGATTCCCCCATCCCCAGCCAGGCATTGTTTTCGTCAACTGGAGAGTTCATGATGATCAAAGGGAACGATCAGGGGCCGAGCGCCTGCGATGCCGCGTCGGCCGTGCTGCAGAATCGCTGTTGTGACTTCTCAACGGTGAAGGTGACCAAGGGGCTCGAGGTGACTGTCTGCGACGAAAATGGCCCGCGCGAGCTCGCTGTCGTCGGGCGCCCGGGGCGCGGCGCCTTTCGCCTCAAAGGCAGCACGAGGTGGTTTACCTACGAAGGGGAGCCGGCCCATGACGCGCCGGGGCTCTTTGTTCGCCCTCGTCTTCCCGGCGATGAGAAGAAAGCTGATCCCATCGTCCAGCGAAACGAAAAGTACGCTAAGCTGCGCGAGCTGATGGAAAAGCGAAACGCTATCGTAAGTGATTACAAGCGTTCCGCTGAGCAGATCGAACGCGTCGAAAACCAAATGATGCGGCTCGCCTCGGCGCCTCCGATCGACATCCACGAGCAGGCAAAAAAGATCGCTGACGCTGCGTACGCGTCAGCCGTCAAGCGTCTTACGTTGGAGCAAAAGCAGCGTGATGACGATTACAAGCGTTACGCCTCCGGTGTGGTCGAAGCCAAGGAAAAGCTGGAGAAGCGCGCCGCTGATCTCGCTGGCATTTGTGCCGAGATCGTTCAGTACACGAAAATCCTGCAGCGCCCCGTCGGCTGACGCTGTCATGAGCGTCGCGTAAAGATCGCGACGATGATCGCCACAAAGCAAAAGTGAAAACCATAATCTACGTGTGATAAGGTTTAAACATGTTCGCAAGCTGTGAGACTGAATTCAACCTTGATCGTCACCTGTTGCCGTTCATGATGGAGAACGCATTTTTTGCTTCGATCTCCCGGCAGCTCAACAAGGTTCCAACGCGTGCGCTGCCGACCGCGGCAGTCGCTTACGACACGGCCGCAGATCAGCTGACGTTGTATTGGAACCCGGACTTTTTGTCCACGCTCGAACCGAGCGAGATCCGAGGTTTGCTGACCCACGAGTTTTACCACATCGTTTTTGGTCACCTGTCGTCGCGGCGTAAGCCGCCGCCCAGCCTTTGGAACATCGCCACCGACCTTGCGATCAACTCGCTGATCGTCGAGAACTCGAGCCGCTCCGTACGATCCTCCGTTGACAGCGACGGGCGCGCCCTCCCGAAGGGTGCCCTGATCCCGGGAAAGTGGCCGACCAGCGACGAGCGCGAGCCTTCCAAGGAAGAAAAGCAGGCCATGACGCTGGCGAGCGTGATCGCTTCGCTTCCGAAGCTTGAGTCGTCCGAGTTCTACTTCATGAAGATCCAAGAGGCCGCTTCCAAGAACCGAACCGGCGCGGGCAGCGAGGGCGGAGGAGAGGACGGCGAAATGGAGCTCGGCCCGCTCGACAGCCACGAGCCTTGGGACGACGTTTCCGACGTTACGAGAGAGATCGTTGCCGGAAAGGTCAAGTCGATGGTCGAACGCGCAGTCCGAGAAGCTGACCGCGCAAGCGCTGGCGGTTGGGGCAACATCCCTGCTGACATTCGCGAGAGCATTCGTCGTTCGGTTTCCACCATCATCAACTGGAAGTCCGTCTTGCGGCAATTCATCGGGTCGATCATCCGAGGCGCCCGGACGACGAGCATCAAGCGGATCAACCGTCGTTACCCATACATTCATCCCGGCATCAAGCGTGGATGGACCGCCAAGCTTCTGGTCGCCGTCGATCAGTCTGGTAGCGTCGGCGACGAGATGCTGTCGCAGTTCTTTGCTGAGCTGGTGTCATTGACGAAGAAGGTTGAGATCGACCTTCTTCCGTTCGACTGCGCGTGCTCTGACAACGACGTCGTCAAGTGGACGAAGGGGACCATTCCGTTCGAAGCAACGCAGCGTGTGAAGTGTGGCGGAACCAACTTTGACGCGCCGACGAACGTCTTTAACGACCCCAAGAACAGGGGGCGCTGGGACGGGCTGCTGATCCTCACCGACGGATGCGCCCCTGCGCCCGGGCCGACGCGCTTGAAGCGCGGTTGGATCTTGGGAAACGGCTGCAAGCTGGAGTTTCCGTCGGACGAGCTGCAGATCTTCGTCACCAAAGAGCAGCGCCAGGAAGGCGCTTGGCGCTGAGGCGTCTTCACAACCACAAATCGATATGTTTAACAAGTTGCTTGAAGCTTTGATTGTCATCCTCTTTTGGCTCATCTGCCAGATGATAGTATCTGCGTTATGCACGGCTTTCATCTTCGCTGGATGGAATTGGGGCGTCGTCCCTTCTGTCACAGGAGCCAAGAGCGTTGGGATCTTCACAGCTTTTTGGTTGTCTGTCTTTTTCTCGGTCGTCGGCGGGTTCTTTTACTCAATCACTGACAAATGAAAAACTACGTACGTCTTAACAAAAAGCTACGCGCATACATCGATCTCTTTTGGGGTCTGATCGCGATGTTCGTTCTTGTAGGATGTTGCCTGCAACGCACAGAAGCGGTCATCATCGGTGCTATGGCGACTATGACGTGGGTGGTGAACACCATGATCCGTCGAGCGTTCAATGCGCTTGATACGCTTAGGGCACCAGACGATCAAGAAAACGATGACTGAGGAACAAAGGGAGCCGCTACGTACTTCTTGAGATGAGGATACGGGTAGGTGACATCGTTTGCATTAACGACTTGGGCTCGAACCTTTTGCTTTGGTCCGCACCTCCCTTGAAGAAAAGCAAAGAAGCACAGGTAGTTTCTTACCTGTATGCCAACGAAGTGGCGCTCGTTGTCGGCGTCATCACGTACGACGCAAAAGACATCTTTGTTGTGGCGCCTCAAGGTTGCGGTTGGACGTTTGCAGCCTTGGTCAAAAAGCTAAACGCCTGAGACATCGTTCACACCAGCTTGTTGAAGACGCTCCAGTTGTTGCTTCCGATGTAGATTATCCTGGTCCAGCCGTAAGCAGTTGTGATGGCTGCGCCATTTACTCCATCGATGCGATGAGCAACGTTTGAGCTTGAGATGATGATGTTTCTCGTTGCTGCAGATCCATCTGCGTCTTTGAACCAGTGTTCTTCCCACAGGCTTGGTGAAGACCCCAACGTCATTGTGACGTGAGCCGCAGCGCCAGTCACAATGACGTGGTGCGCCTCTGCTGGGACTGACAGGCTAACGCCCGTGAGCGATCCAGACCTGACCATTGGGACCATCACTTGCATGTTTGCGCCCGCGGAAACAGAACCGCTGACTAGCACGGTTGAACCGCTGAGGATGATGTTGATTGAAGGTAGCGCCATGTCTTTAGAGGCTTTCGTCGCGTGGGTTTAGCGTGCTTTGGATGACTCCGGACGCAATCAACGTTGCCCTGACTGTGTCTTGGTATGGCATTCCTGCCCACGTCAGGTTTTGGATCACTCCGTTGTTGACGGAGACGTTGTTTGCCTTAGGCTGCGACGAATCGTCAAAAAACACGCTGACGTTTTGGCCGGTGACGACTACTGGCCAGGCAATGCCGTTTGTCTGGGACGCAATCAGGTTTCGTACGTCGACCTGGGAGTTTGACTGCACGTCTAACGTGCTGGACATCAACGCAGACCCAGAGTAGTTTGCGATCGACATGATCACCTGGCTGCTTCGAACTTTTGGCAGGCTGTTCCAGATGACTGACGATCCCATCTCAAGGCGGCTGTCCCTGATGTTGATCTGCTTCCTGTTCGCAGTGACCATTCCAGACTCGATCATGGACACCTTTGCGCCGTTTGTGATCGATAGGCTGCCAGACGTGCTGTAAAGCCTGCTCCTGTTGACAGCGACGCGTCCCCCGCTGATCTCTAGGAACGGAGACTCTAGGCTACACTGTGAAAACAGGATCTGTGCGCTTTGGTCTCCGTTGATGTTCAACGGCGCGTAGTTTGGATAGTCTGCCGTGATAGCAACGCCGCTAAAGATCAGGCTTCCTCTGCCACGTGCGGTGATGTGTGACGTGATGATCGTGGTAGGGCTAGCTGAGATTAACGTGTGACCGACTGTGCCTGACGCAAAAGCCGTCGTGTTGATCGAACCAGTTTCACCAGCCATTGCCCACCCTAGGTTGGTGTAGCTGTTACCTGACCTGCTGATGAGGTAGTCATGGTTGACCGAACCGGTGCCAACGAAAAAGATCCTTGGCGCGGTGCCAGACGTATAGTTGACTGAGCCCGACAGCGCGCTTATCGTTCCAAGGCTGGTCACAGAAAGCGACTCTGACAGCGCAGAAACAAATGTTAGGCTTCCGCCGTCAAGCTCTACGTCAATAGCATAGTCGCTTGTGTATTCAGTGATTGAGGGCTTTAGGTTGACAACGTAGTTGAAACGAAGCCTTCCGCCACCGCCAATCAGCCTACGGTGAAGCTCATTGAGCGACAACAGCGGCTTGTCGGTGCTTCCTAAATTTTCATCGCTGCCGTTAGTAAAGTCAACTGTCCAATTTAGCTGATTTTTCCAGTAGTTCGTGCCAAGCAGCAAGCGATGCCAGACGACCAAACTGTCGTCAGATTCCACCGTCTGTGTGTATTCATAGCTGCTGGTGTTAACCGTTTTTTCAAGCATGAAATAGTCACGAACGGTGTTGACATACGCCATCTGTCCTGACGACAAGTTTGCGTGGGCATAAGCTGACATTTCGCTTATGTTTGAAAAGATCAACAAGTCAGAGTCTCCTGAGATCGATGCAAGGACCGGCGTTGGCACCGGCCGTGCCCGAAAAAACGAGTAAACCTTGCGTGACCTGTTTTGGTCTCGAATCGTCATGCGTTTGCGTCACCAGGTTTCAATTTCTTACAAAGCGCTACCTAGTAAACTTGACATAGGTATCGACGTAGGGTTGCTTCTAATATAGGATGTACTATGACGGGCGACGAGGTTAGGGAGATGCATCAGTTTTTTTATCTAAACGACGACGTTGAAGAAGCCGCAGAGACGTTACCGTCTGTGGGCTCAGCAAAGCTTGTCATCAAGGACACGATGGAGCCTTTGTTCATCAGCGCAACATGGACAATCATCGCGACTGTTAACGGTCAGGTCATCGACAGGTCTACGTCCTCAGACAAGGAACACACCCAGTTGTTCATCGCTAGATGGTCAAAACACCTCATCAGGATGAAACAAGCAATGTTAAAACGCCTTGGCGTAGACGTGGAAGCCGAGTATGTAAAGCTTGGCGGCGACCTAGATGACCTAAGAAAATACTGAGCGCCTATTTAATGCACATGACAATTGAGCTCAACGTTCCAATTCCAGACAACCACGTCACCGCCAGCGAGTTTGTTCGCTCAGTCGTGGCAGATCGTTCAACGCGAGAGGACAAAGCGTTAGATGTGCTGTTGGCAGGAAACGTTCCGTCACACATGCGTTCGTTTGTAGACGTAACCTTTCATTTTGACGACAACGATGGAGTTCGACACGAGCTAACGGTTAGGACGCTTCCTGACTACCTGTTGATCGGAACCGACGACGACAGCGTTCGTATTCCTTTGTGGCCGCTGACGGCCCAAAAGATCGCAGACGCTTGGGGTTGTTTGCTTCCTACGTCAAAGCTTGTCACAGAGATTTGGAAGGCTGCACCTGGAAAGCTGCCGCCTGAGCCGTGGGGCCCGCCGTATGACTCCAGCATGATGAGCACCGCAAGGATCGTGAAGCACAACGAACGAATCGAAACAACGATTCAACGGCTTAACGTTGACGCCAAGCAGCTTCTTGCCGGGCACAAGAAGGACGTTGTCCTGAGCGTGCGCCTCAGCGAAAAGCCTAACAACGTGGCGATTTTTGGGTGGCATCAGTTCAACGGAAAGCCGATCCAACCGGTGTCGCTTGTGCACGAGAACACGTATGCGGACTACAGCCATGGCATTCGCATGCTGCACAGCAGCTGCGTGTTAGATGGCGTTGATGACGACCTTGGAAGGATTTACATGGACCCTGTCCTAAGCAAAGGCGTTTCCGACGAGGGACCGTTGCCTTTCATCAGGCAACCCAAGGTGTAAAAATTCATCAGCGATCTTTTTTTGAAAAAAGAGTGAAACAAACAGTCGCGGCAGTATAGAGTATGAATCACTGGCTGACACCAACTGTTAGCCCTTGTTTAAACGTCATGAAGACTTCCACAATGCATACCAAGAGGAGCACGTGTTTAGGCACGGAAGCACCACGGAGCCTTGTGTTGCGTAGTCTTCCGTTTACAGAGCCGCACCCCTTAAGGGGTTGAACAGCGGCAAGCCAGAAGAGACACCTGGCAGAAAATCGGGATGTCGCCTAGCGGCTATGGCGCCTGTTTTGGGTACAGGATATCGAGAGTTCGAGTCTCTCCGTCCCGACCAAGCCATGAGGAAACTTCCTCATCCTTGTGTTCTTTGAAAACCTGCGTTCCTTTCGATGAGTGGCTCAGCGGCTAGAGCGTCTGCCTCACACGCAGAAGATCATGGGTTCGAGTCCCATCTCATCGACCGTCGATCACCTGATCGTCTTGTGGCTGAAATCCTAACCCTGCTCGGGGTAAGGCACTGGCTCCGGGGACTGGTCAGATCCGATGCGCATGGAAGCGTAATGTCGCCTGGAGGAGATCAGGCTGTTCCCTATTCTTCTAACCGGGCGGTGCACCGACAAATTGAACTCAGAGCTTGGGTGCATACGGGTAAATCCCCGTTCGGGTGCTGAGGCAGCTTAGCTAGCTGCTGAGCCCGATGACAGAACAACGCGACTGCTGCGAGGTAGGTGTGAGGCGTGAGACCCTCACCTAGACGATCAGGTGATCGACGACTTTGTATGGAGGGTGTGTGGTGCATTTGCCCCATTGTTAGTGACCTACACGTTCGATTCGTGCTGCAAAGGCTGGTGTCAGGTTGCAAGGGGAGGTGAGGTTCGAATCCTCGTCCATACTCCTTTCAGGATGTAGCGCAGCGGGAGCGCGTCTGGTCGGGGGCCAGAAGGCCGCGGGTTCGATCCCCGCCATCCTGACAGAGAATCGTTGCAACGATTCTTAGGTGATGATAGTCCTCGGTTAGGAGACCGCGCAGCAGACGTTGGCGTAAAAAGGCAACCTAGGAGGTTATGTCTTCCTAGACCCGTTCGAATCGGGTTCAACCAACGAATGTTGAGGTGTGAGCAACACAATCGTCACCGCGATTTCTTAATCTTAGAGAACGGGCCGGGTGCCAAGGAGGCACCGGTAACGCTGGGCATGCACTCCCAGGACCCGTTCCTTTCGGAAAGTAGCTCAGCCTGACTTAGAGCGCCTCGTTCGGGACGAGGAGGTCGCAGGTTCAAATCCTGTCTTTCCGACCGATCATCATCACAACCAAACGGTGCCCGTAGAACCCCGGGAGCGTGAGCTGAGGAGCCGTGGCAGGCGAAATAACGCCAATGGCGCTTGAACTTAGGCGACGCTGTGAACGATGATTTTCAGGGGGTACGTCAGCGGCAGACTCCCGGTTCTGGAAACCGGTGGCCGTGGGTTCGAGTCCCACTCCCCTGACTGCGATTCACGTTTTCTTGAAGTGAAAGGATGATGTGAACCGTGATATGGTGGTCGTGGTGTAGCGGTTAGCACGCTAGATTGTGACTCTGGTAGGGCGGGTTCGAATCCCGTAGACCACCCCATGTGATTTTATTGAACCGATGTTGTAGAATAGACACAGTCATGTATCACTACGTCTACTGCATCGAAAATCTCGTCAATGGTAAAGTTTACGTTGGTAAACACTCAACCAACGATGTTAATGACGGTTACATGGGCAGCGGCAAACTGCTCAATGCAGCGATCAAGAAATACGGCATCGAAAATTTTCGTAAGCACATACTCATGACTTTTGAGTCATCTGACGAAGCGTTCGAATTCGAACGTCAACTTGTGAATGAAAATTTTGTTGCTGATGAGAACACGTACAACATTCGTGTTGGTGGTGAAGGTGGGCGTGTTCCCAATTGGTCAGATCTTGAATGGCGTGCCAAAAAGATCGAAAGCGTCAAAGAACATAATCGTCGACTTCACGTTGAAGGTGTGCTCGTGGCTCCCGATTGGACTGGGAAACGTCACACTGAAGAGACCAAGAAAAAGATTGGTTCTGCGAATTCGCTGAGGCAATCAGGTTCAGGCAATTCACATTTCGGAAAAGTGTGGGTCAGTCACAACGAACTGAAAACGTCTCGACGAATTCGCAAAGAAGAACTTGATGCGTTCCTTGATCTCGGTTGGATCAAAGGACGAAAGATGAAGTGGAACATGCACGAGTAGTTTAGTAGCAAAACGCAGCCTCAAAGCTGAAAC